CGAAGGATAATATAGTAGTAGTTCCAGATTTAACTATAAGAAAATCTTCTGCTATACCAGTTAATAGTTCTGATTCGGTTGGAGATTACGGACAAATAACTTGGGATTCAAATTACATATATGTTAAAGTATCTGTATTCCCAAGTCATATATGGAAGAGAACTGCAATAACAACATTTTAAAATAATAATAATAATAATAATATGAAAGTGAGTAAGATAAAAAATGCAATAATAAATAGAGCTATATACATAAATGGGAAATGGAAATTATCGGTTATTATAGATGAAGAATTATTTCCATTTACAATAAAGGCAGATGAATTAATAACAGATGAAGATTTAGTTGATTTATTATACACTCAAATGGAAGTTTACGAAGATGTAGTAACTGAACCACCAACTCCAATGACAACGAAAGAATCAATTGTTAATTCAAAAGTAACCAAAAAAATAAAAAAGTAAGATATGTGTGATATATGTTTAAATAGTGATAGTGATGAATATAATGATTTCATAAAGGATATTGAAAATAACTTCAATTTTGATTCGATTGGGAAATCATATGATACTAAGACTGTAGATAGTTCATATTTCTATATGATGTCAAGTAGTGACTATAAGATGAAGGTTATAAACTTGTATAAGTATGAGCCACAACCTGGTTATTCACCTATTAAAAAGAATACTAGGCGTTTTTGTTCTAGATTATACTTAAGGACTATACAAGAGAGTAATTATTTAACTTTTGAAGAGGTACAATCTTTGAGTAATCCAGGGTCTAAGTATGGGGTTAATGATATTCTATTTTATGCTGGTAATTATACAACTAATAGGGCATATACAACTTGTAGACACAGATGGATACGTTATAAGTATGATACAGTAACTAAGAATATAGTTAAAGATGTAACACAACCAAGATTTGTATCATCAACTGCAAAGAGATAATGTTAAAACAAATTCATATTTTGTTATTTAATATAAATGATTTAACAAAGATATGGATATAAATACAGAAAGTCAGTATGATTTCTTCAAAGATATAGTTATAGCTAATAATGGTAATATAGTAGCTGTATTGGAGAACTTAAATGGACAAGTTATTAAACCGAATAATCAATATGAATTTTTCAAAAGATTAAAATTAACCGAAGAAGGTTATTTAAAAATAGTTAAAATATAATATGTTAGAAATAAATAATCAATATGATTTCTTCAAGAATATTAATCTTGATGATGATGGTAACCTTGTTGTTAATGTTGTTAATGTACCTGGTAATGGAACACTATTCAGCTATACAGCGCAAGACTTTAATGATTTATCTGCGGTAACTGGTATGACTCAATCTGAATTAGCATATGTATTTAACGACCAAGGAAGTAAGTGGAATCCATTCCCTTCTGGTGGTACATATTACTCACAAGGTATATACATATATGATGGTTCTACTTGGGTATCAGATAGAGATTTAATATCATTACAATTTCATTTAGATGAACAAGATATAAATGAAATTGCTTTTATATCAAAAAATGATGGAATTGGAATTGGGTTTGTTGTTAAAGACCAAGATAGGAGTGATTATTTTCCAATAGGTGCTGGTACACTTGATTTAACTGTCGGTGATAATGATTTAATACCAAGAGGAATAGATGGTGAACAAGCATTTGGAATTGGTTATAATAATAAAGGTGATGGTTATGCTTCTATAACAAGTGGGTGGGATATAATAAACAATGGCAATTATTCAATGACTAATGGTATATCATTAACTACAAGTGGTGGTGGAGTATCATTAACTGGTGTTGCCTTAGACACAAGTGGACAAGATTTAATGGTTTGTATCGGACAAGCTAATACTATACCAGTTGGTAATCCATATCATTTACAAATAGGTAATGGGTCAATAACTGCAACTGGGTCAAGAGTTATAAATGCTGATGTTCGTTCTGATAGTTTCAGAGTATATAAAAATGGTTCAATAGAAGCACCTAGTTTAACTTTAAATGATATAAATACAATAGGTACATATAGTTTAACTACTAAAGAATATGTTGATAATACTATTCCATATTTTAATTATGTTAAAGGTGAATTATCACGAGTTGGACAAACTACAATACCATTAATGAATCAACAAGCTGGTATATTTGAAACATATTTAGAACATTCATTTACAGCATCAACAACTAATAATTTTGAATTTGGTGCAAGTTTCATTTGGTCTATGAATAATGCTGGTAATAACTTCTGGGCAAAATTGAGTGTTGATAGTGATTTTGTATTCTTTAAAGTAGAACCAAAAGATGCAGCAGGTTCTGGTGAAGTTGTTAATATAATTGCTGGTGGTTTAATTGTAGGAAATAGAAATACTGGAACTGATATAAGATATCCAGAGACATTTCAATTTAATAAAGGATTAACTGCTGGGAATGTATATACAATGAAATTAGAATTTGGAAGTGATACTGCTAATTTAGAACCAACAATGTATCAAGCCCAACTTTGGTTAGAAGAAAAAACAATTAAAATATAATGATAAAATTACATAAAGCGAAAGCTAATCTTAGACAATCTATGATTGATAATAACTTATCTGATATAGATAATAAAATGGATGAAATTCATATGATTATCTATATTGGTGGAAGTGATGAATTACTTGGTTATGTTAGTGATAATTATATTGATTTAATGGTAAGAATTAATAATTTAACATTACCATATATGACAGAAGAAATGAAAGATAAATTTAATAACGACTTGATATGAAACTTTGGAAATATAATAATTATGATAATAATATAGGTGGTGTTCCAATAGGAGCTTCTTATAAAGAACCGTTTGTATACTCTTCAACTCAACCAGATGTTGATTATACAGAAACAATTGATAACTTGGAGATAGATGAATTTATTGAGAAGAATAAAGATATATTCAATTCATTTAAGATTTATACTTTAGTTAGTAATGATATAAAAAATAAGAATATTATTGATATCAATTATAAAATAGAACTTAAAAGTAATGTAAAATTACACGCAGTTCATAGATTCACAGATGATGGGTTTTCATCTTTAAGTGAATTTTATAACGGTTATATAGATAGTAATAATAAAGGTGAATTAATATTAATTGTCGAAGAGACTTATGATACACACCCAAACGATTCACTATTGAATCCAACTGCAAGGAGAGTTATATCACGTACCAAAACAAGAAAATGGGTTAATGGAGATGGTGATATTGATACTTTAAATGTTAAGGTTACTACAAAATTGTATGATACAATGAATAAGAGAAATGATGAGGGAGTTAGAAGAAGAAATAATATAATTAATATACTAGTTGGACATACTGGAATGGGTGGTGTTTTATCTGGTGCTTTTTCTGATGAAACTGATGCTAATAATAAGTTAATAAGTATAATGGAATATTATGCAGATTTAATATCTTCTTGGATTAAGACAGGACAAGGAACATTAATAGAAAATATGATTGATGATTCTATTTTAGAACACAATTGGTTAGATACCGTAGTTCCAGACACAATGCAAACTCAAATGATGACACCGTTTATGATAGGTATAACACTACGAGATTATATCGTTGATAAATTAAAAGGAATAATAGAATAAAAATAACAAATTAGATAATGGCTAAGACTGTACAAATAGACGTAGATATCAATACTAAAGATGGGGTTAAATCAATTGGGGATTTAAATAAATCAATGGGACAAACTCTTGAAACATTAGGTGAAATGAGAGAAGCGTCTAGTTTATTAGAAAATGAATTAGAAAATGTTAAGGTTGGTACAAAAGAATACGAGAAGTTAAGAAAGGAATTAATTAAAGTAAATACTGAGATTAAGAATCAAGAATTAGCTATGGAAGCTCTTGATAATGAACAAGTTGCATCAGAGGTTAAATCCGTTACAGGTGGACTTGCTGATATGGCAGGTGGATTTGCATTAGTTGGAGTATCATCTAAATCAATGGAAGAGGTTGTTAAAACTATGGCACAAGTAGAAGGGGCTACCAAGATTGCAACTGGTGCTATGGAAGGTTATTCATCACTTATGAAATTGAGTGGTACTATATCAATAGCATTCGGTAAAGCGACTGCGTGGTTAGGTAAACAACAAATACTAATGGCTATTAAAACTAAATTGGTAACTGCTGCTACTTGGTTATGGAATGCAGCAATTTCTGCCAATCCAATATCATTGATTGTAATTGGTATAGCAGCACTTATTGCTGGTATTGTAGCACTTGCTGTTAATATTAAAAAGGTAATAGCGTGGTTTGGTAATTGGAAGAATGTAATATTAGCACTTTTAGGTCCAATCGGTCTAGCTATAAAGGCATATCAATTACTAACTGGTACAGCAGAAGAAGATGCTAAGAAATCAAAAGCAAATAATGCTATTATATTAGCAGGTTTAGAAGCAAGAATTGCTGGTATTAATAAATTAATTGATGCTGAACGAAAAGCAGAAGAAGCTAGACAAAAAACATTTTCTGATGAGATTGCAAGATTAGAATCGAAAGGAGAATTAACTGAGGAATTTCAAAGAAAAGCATTAAAATCACAATTTAAAAGTAGCGTTGATATAGCTATATTAGAAAAAGAAAAAACAAAAAAAATTGTAAAAGAATATAATATTAAAAATAATACTGCATTTAAAAGTGATGAAGCAATATTAGCATCATTAAAGAAAAGACACGCAAGCGCAGATTTACTTGATAAGGCTAGACTTAATGTAGATATAGCATTACTTGAAGCTAGGAAAAAGAATGAAGAAAAAGCATTAGATGATGGTAAGGCAGCAAGGAATGAACTTGACCAATTTGAAACTAATATAGAAAAAGATAAGGCAACTAAGTGGAAAGCAAGAAATGATAAAAGACTTGCTGATATAAAAGCGTTTAATAAAAGAATAGCTGATGCTCAAAGTGAATTAGATGATTTAGAAAACAACGCAATATCTGATAAAACTGAAAAGGAGATTAGATTATTACAATCTAAATTTGATAAAAGGATGTTAACATTAGATACTAATATACCACAAGAACAAGCTTTAATATTAGCTTATGAACAAAAATTAGTAAAGGATATTGAAGCTATTGAGAAAAAAGCATTAGATGATAAGATAAAGAAAGCAGATGAAGATTTACAAAAGTTAAGAGATTCTGATATACGATTACAAGAATTAAAACTTGAATTAATGGAAGGTTTAGTTATTGCAGAAACTGCTAGTGCCGAAGAGATTGCATCTAATAAAATAAAAATAGAAGATAAATCATTCAATATTGAGAAGCAAAAACTACAAGCACAACTTGATGATAAGGAATTATCACAAAAAGAGTTCAATGCTAAAATGTCGATACTTGAACAAGAACATCAAAATAATATTAATTCTATTCAATCTGATGCAACTGATAATGCCATAACAACAATGGGTGATAAGGTTAGTGCTTGGCAGATTAAAAATGCTGAAAAAATAGCAGTTATACAAGAGTCATTCCAAGTTGCTATGAGTGCAATGAGTGGTATAATGGATGCAGTTAGTCAAGTGGCTGAACAAAGAGCGGAAAAGGATAAACAAGTTAGAGAATCTGAATTTGAAGCAGAGACAGAAGGATTAAAAGCACAATTAGCTAATAGAGAATTATCACAAAAGGAATTTGATGCTAAAATGAGATTGCTTGAACAGAAGAAAGAGCAAGAAGAAAGAAAGGCAGCACGAAAAGCATTCGAAAGAAATAAGAAAATGCAATTAGCTACTGCAATTATGAATACTGCGCAAGCAATTCTTAGTGGTTTATCAGCTCCATTCCCATTGGGTATAGTAATGGCAGCAGTTAATACAGCACTTGCTGCAACACAAATAGGTATTATTGCTAGTTCTAAGTTTAAAGCAGCGAAGGGTGCAGTTGTACCTGGTTCTCCAAGTGGAATTGATAGTGTAGATGCATTATTAGCACCTGGTGAGGCAGTAATAAATTCAAATTCAGCATCAATGTTCCCAGAATTATTATCAGAAATAAATATGGCTGGTGGTGGAGCGTCATTAACACCTTCTACACCTACATCTAATGTTTCAGCAACACAAAATAATAATGTATTTGCCGAAAATGATAAACAATCAACCGTAAAAGCAATAGTGGTTGAATCAGATATTACCGATGTCCAAGAAAAAGTAAGTAGAATAGAAAGAAGAAATTCTTTTGGATAATTATAAAAAAAAATTAATATAAATTATGAAATTTAAGGAAAAGAATATACCAATTATATATTTAGAAATTGATAAAGATGGAAATGAAACTGGGGTTGATACAATTAGTTTTGTCGATAGACCAGCAGTTGAAATTGAGTGGCATTTATTCAATGATAAATTAAAATTTGCTAAGGATGATAAAAAGAGAATAGTTACAAGTGTAGTTATGTTAGCTGAGACTCCAATATTTCGACAATCAGAAACATTAGGTGAGTATTTTGTTAAATTCTCAGAAGATACAGTTCTTAATATGATGATGAAATACTTTAAAGATAATAAAATCAATAGGGTTAATGAAAATCATAATCCAGATAGAATGGTTGATAATGTAATAATGGTTGAATCATTTATAGTTGGTGATAGAATTGAATCTAAAATTTTCAAGGATATTCCATCTGGTTCTTGGATAGCATCATTTTATATTGCTGATGAAGATTATTGGAATGATGTAATTTTGAGCGATGCATTCAGTGGGTTCTCACTTGAAGGGTCATTCGAGGAAAAATTTGAAGATGAACTAGTGGAAAAGATATATGATGATGTATTAGCTATATTAAACTCTGATGATTTAACTGATGAAGAAAAAGAGATTAAAATAAAAGAAATTATATAAATAAACTTTTTAAACAAATATTAAAAAAGTTATTTAAATATAGAAAAAATAATAATATTATGAATAAAGATAAAAAAAATGTTATCGAAAAGCTGAAAGCTATATTCAGTGCTGAAACTGAAACGGAAACAACTGATAAAACGGAAACAACTGATGAAACGGTTGAAGAGAATTTTGCTGAATTTAAAACTATTGATGGTAAAATAATCAGAGTTGAAGGTGATGCTTTAGAAGCTGATATGAAAATCGAAGAAGTTACTCCAGATGGTTTAATTGATATGGAAGATGGTGAATATGAGATTGCTGATTTAAATATAATTTTAGTTGTTGAGGGTTCAATAATTAAAGAAATAAAAGAAATAGCTACTGAAGATGAAAATACTGATACGACAAGTGAAGAAGTTGATTCTGAAAATGTTGACGAAGAAATGGATTCAGCTAAAGAAGAAACTGCTAAAGAAGATTCAAAATTTAATGAACAAATTTTAGATTTATTCACAAAATTAAATGATAAGTTTGATAAAATGGCTATTGAAAATGAAGAACTTAAAAATAGATTTAATAAGTTTTCAAACGAAGATTCAGTAGAAGAAATCAAACAAACATTAGACTTCTCTAAAATGAGTAAGTCTGAAAGAATAATGCAATATGTAAAAAAGAAGTAAAATAAAAAAAAATAAAAATATTATGGCTTTAGATTTAAGTGCGTTGACAAAATATGTTGACGAAGAAAAATTACCTCTAATTAGAAAATCTCTTTTAGAAGGTAGAACGGTTAGTATGATTAATATACAACCAGGGATTAAACACTCCGCAACAATTAAGCAATTCGCAACATCTGTTCTTTTAGAAGCAGGAGCGTGTGGTTTTAATTCAACCGATGCAACAAGTGTTACCCAAAAAGTAATTACAGTATGTCCTTTACAAAGTGCAGAATCAATCTGTCCACGAGATATGGAAGAGTATATATTGGGAAAACGTATGAGTCCTGGTTCTTACCCAACTGATTTGAAACCAATTGAAGGTATATACGCAGAAGAAAAGGCAGCTTTAAACCAACAAGCAATCGAATTGATATCTTGGAGAGGTGATACAGTAGCTGGAACTGGAAATTTAGCACTATGTGATGGATTCCTTAAAATCTCAAATGATGAAGGAAACTTTATTACTTCTGGTACTGGTGCTATTACATCTGCAACAGTTATTGATGATGTAAATGCAATGGTTGCTCTTATACCAGTTGATATTGTATCAATGACAACTAAGACAATTTTTGTTGGATATGATGTATATAATTTATATACACAAGCATTGGTTAATGCAAACTTATTCCATTATGCTCCTACTGATGGACCTGATTATACTTATCAAGTACCAGGGTCTGATGTGAAAATAGTAGCAGTAAGAGGACTTAACGGAACTGGTGAAATGTTTTTGACATATACTGAGAATATGTATATGGGAACTGATTTGGCGAATGATGCAGAATCTTTCAACATCTGGTATTCACAAGACAATGATGAAGTTAGATATAAAGCTTCTTTCAAAATTGGATTCCAAATAGCTTATAATGACTTTGTTGTAAGACATACTGCATAAGCAATTAAAAAGAAAATAAAGGATAAAGGAGGTGTTTTATCCTCCTTTATTTTTAAAAAAATATTAAAAAAATAAAAAAATTATGGCTGGAAATTGTATTATCGATAATGGTTATGAGTTAGGATGTAACTCCATTGGTGGAGTTGAATCTGTTTGGATTGGAACATATGATTCAGTAACTACTTATACTATGGGTGTAACTTCTTCAATAGTTGAAGGTGCAACAGGTGCGAATACTGTATATAAATTCGAACAAGATATTGAATTTGCTGGGTTAGAACAAACTGGGCAATTCTCTAGAGAAAATGGTACTGTATTCTTTGAATCAGTATTGAGTGTAAAATTCATTGAATTAGATTCTGATTTAAGAAATACATTAATTGCTTTATCAAGAGCACCACTTTACGCAGTGGTAAAAGCTAACGCTGGACAATACTTCATTCTTGGAGTTGAATCAAGTGGTAGAGCATCGGAAGGTGTAGCATCTCTTGGAATTGCACAAGGAGATATGAATGGTGTAACTTTAAGTTTCACTTGGAAATCACCAAATGGAATGTTCTTATTAGACGAGACTATACTTGGGACTGATATCCCAGTAGGATAATAGAAAAATAACTTTTCTATAAAAGATTAGCTATACCGTTCTGGTGTGGCTTTTCTTTTTTTAAAACAAAATCAAAAAATGTTATTTAATTATATGATAACAATAGATAAAGGTATGACAAACAGTTGTGTATTCACATTAACTGAGAAGCGAACATTAAGTTCAACTGCTTCAAATGTATTCTTACAATTTTATAATAATCAAGATAATTATAATAAATTAATGTATCTAAATAATGATTTATCTCCAAATACTGAAAGATATAATCTATTCTTGATTGAAGAAACTATAAACGAAGATTTAAATAATCAGAAAATAGAACTTAATCTTACTACTTATGATTATTTCATTCACGAAATTCCAATCGGTGCTACATTAAGTTTAGACAATTCTATTAAAATATTAGAAACTGGATTAATAACGGTAAATGGTACTTCTTCAATTGTACCAACATATACGAAAAATGATGATAATAGAACATATACATTTGAGTAAAAAAGTAATTTTAAAATATGAAAAATAATGAAAATAATAAAAATAGTGTTAAGATTTTTAATTTTAATGAATCGTATAAACCACCTAGCTTTAAATATAATGCTAAACGAGGTATTGTTGAATGGGGTGATGATAATAACTACCCAATTTTTCTAGTTAATTTATATAATAATGTAGGTTCAACTACACATAAGGCGATTGTTAATAAGAAAGTAAAAATGATTAGTGGTAATGGGTTCAAAACTCCAATTAATAATGATTTAAATAATTTTATTAAAAAGAATAAATTAGATTTTGAAACTGCTAAAATAACATTAGATTACGAACTTATGAATGGTTACGCGTTTGAAGTTGTTTATAATAGAGAAGGAACTAGTGTTAATAAAATTAAACATATACCATTTGGGAAACTTAGAAGAGGTATTATAAGTGATGAATATTCAGAACCACATTTTTGGTTTAGTAATGATTGGACACAGTATAGAAAGGCTGAATATACACCAGAATATATTAAGGAATTTGATGGAAGTAATAGTGGAAGACAATTATATTATTATATTGAATATAATCCAGCTAGTGATGGTATATACCCAATTGTTGGTTACTCAACAAGTATAAATTGGATTGATATGGATTATCAAATATCAGTATTTCATTTAAATCAATTGAAACAAGGTTATAGTCCTTCATTTTTATTAAATTTCAGCACTGGGATTCCAACAACTGAAGAGCAAGATATGTTTTTTAGAGAATTTAAAAGGGAATTTAGTGGTGCAGAGAATGGTGGTAAGATTATATTAACATACTCTAATGGTGATAATGAGAAACCAGAATTAATTCCAATTCAATTGAATGATTCTGATGATAGATTCTTGATGTTAGCTGACCAAATTGAAAGAAATATAGTTATGGGTGCAGAGATACCACCACAGTTGGTTGTGTTGACACCTGGTAAGTTAGGTTCGACTGAGGAAAGAGATAGATTATTAATTGAATTTCAAATAAGTTATATCGAGCCAAGACAAAATAATATTGAAAATAGTTTAGATACAATTTTACAAGTTAATAATTATAATGAAAAATTGGTACTTAATTCTACAATAGAAGATAATATGATGAATGATAAAAATAATAACGATAATAATGAAATTTAATGAACTTTTAAATGAATTAAGTAATATAAACATTAAAATAGAAAATGATGCATTAGTAAATTTATTAACTGCTATTTATACATTTGAAAATAATATGAATGTATATGGTAAATTAAACCTTGGTGGAGGTAGTTCTAATAGTATAGGTAAAATTAATAAATATATTGACAAATCAGTAGATGATTTAGATTTACCATCCGATAGTTTTAGAGTTAATATACCAGAAGATTCTTTTTTAACAAATATGACATTAATGGAGTTTACACCAGAGAATCAAGCTCAATGGGTAACTTCCAATTATGGATTAACTATGGATGTAACAAATGGTATTTGTAAGAATCAATATAATTACCCACAAAATGAATATATTTTCAAAGCTAAGGTTGGATATCAATCTAATTTTAGTGGGACTTCTGTTAATAACTTCCTTAATTATAGAAATAAGATAGATGAAAATGATATAAGTAGAGATAATAAATACAGAAAATTGTTAATAAATTCTTTATCCGATTTAGATTTGATAAATGAAATTATAGTTGGTTCATATAATGGTAAGAACATATATCAAAAAACTTTTTTCATACCAAATACATCATTTAATTCTTATTATCCATTGGGTATAGATTCAATAGATGAAATTATAGATGAGGAATGGGCTATTAATTTAAGTCAAGCAAGTACTGGTGCATTAAAAAAAGTATATAAATCAGATAGTTATAATTATTATACAAAAGCAACTCCAAGTGTTTATATTAATACTGGAACATCAGTTATACCAGCTCCAATTAGTGGGGAGACTATGGTAGCTATATTAACAGTTAGTTATACCAAAGTTGTTGATAATGCTCCTAAGTTAATTGATACAATTTCAGCATTATATAAATACAGATTAACCGATATGTCATATTTCAAATCGAAAAGTTTTGATATATTTAAAAATAATATGATAATCGAATTTAATGAAGAGAAATTAATTGGAAGCTATGATGGGAATGATTTATATAGTTTTCATATTGATGCACCAATATATGGGAATATTTATGATATGCCTATATTCACTAATATATTCGACACACAAGTTATAGTATCAGATGTACCAGTAACTGACAATGTATATGTACATAATAATTTTGCAAGTTTTGATTTATTTGGAGGTTCTGGTAAGTCAACTTTATATTTTAATCAATCAGTATTACCAACGTTTAGTTACAAACAAAAAATAATTTATATGAAATAATGAATAGAGTTAAATTTATATCCGTTGATTATCTGAGAATGAACTCTACAATAGAGGAGAATGTTGATGATAATAAATTAATACCATTTATATACAAATCACAAGATAACTACTTACAACAAGTATTGGGAAGTACTTTCTTTTTTCACCTAAGTAATGCTATTATTAATAATGCATTAACTACTGTTGAAGAAGATTTGATTAGAGTATATATTCAACCGATGGTGAGTGAATATACATTGTATGAAGCAATACCTTTTTTAAATTATAAACTAACTAATAAAGCAGTATCACAAGAGAATTCAGAATTCTCAGTTTCAAGTGAATTATCAAATATAAAGTATATGAGAAATATCATTTTAGATATGTGTGAATATTACTCTGAAAGATTAGTTAGACAATTGTGTGATTATTCGGAATTATATCCAAAATATAATAACCCAGATGATAATGAAAATGTAAGAGCAAATAGTAATGTTTATAAGAATTCAGTTTATATACCGAAGAGTGGTGGATGTAATGGATGTAATGATTTTAACTAAAAAAAAGATAATATATGTTTGAAATACTATTGGGTGTGGCTAAATTGTCACCAGTTTTTGGAGTTTTTGTTGTAATTATATACTATTTTTATAAGAAAGAAAGAAAGTATATAAGTGAAATTAAGAAATTAAATTCCGAAATTAGAAAAAGTGAGCGAGAGAATCTTAACTTAATGAATAGATTAGCAGGTGCTTTGGATTCTTTAACTAAAGGTAACGCTAATATACACAAAGAGATAAAAGGAATTAAAAAGATAATTGTTGATAAATTAACAAAAATAACTAATGAGAGAGATGAAGACAAGTAAGGAAAGAAGTAAAGTAAATAAGGTTATGAAAGATATAGTAGAAGATAAACTTGAATGTCTCATTGCAGAAATTGATAATTATATCGAGTATGAAAATGATGAAAATGATTTAGTTAATGAATCAGATAAACGTAAAATTAAAAAAGAAAAGATATGATATTAATAAATATGGAATTTTATTCAAACTTGGGTGTTAGTAAATTCCCACTTGTTATAAACAATAAATATGATTTTTTTAATGGTATAACTGTACTAGGAGAGGTCTTATATAATAGTAGAGATTTTTATAAACTTGTTAAATTAAATGGTAAAAAATTTAATAATGAGAATGACTTCTATAAAGAGGTTGGTGTTTCTTATGGGTTACCTATATTCAATGAAGCTTCTTTTATGTCTAATGTAACATTTGATAATAAGAATATAGTTGGTAATCAATATAAATTTTATAGAGATTTTACTAATTTCATTAATTAAAAAAAGACCCATTAAGGGTCTTTATACTAATCAATTCTTTCTAATTTATCTTTATCGATTATACCAATTATTAAATGAATTGGATTTGATTTATTATCGTTTAAGAATGCACATATAACATCTTGCTCATAGTATACCGCAATTGTTGATGTATCATTATCATTCGGATTAATGACTATTATATAGTCTTCTATCTTCATTGTAACTTTCCTCATATTAATCTTCACATTCGATTCCTAATACACAATCACAATCAATTGCATCATATTCGTTCTTTTTAGATTTATATACCGCAAATCCATCCGTGTATTCTACATATGTTATAGAACCATTTAGGTATAAAAGGTTATCAGCATCACTCTGTGCGCTAAGTGCATCTGCTTCATTACCTAATACTGTACACTCATCTACTTTTGACTTCTCACAACTCATTGAAAAAATTGCTAGTGTAATTGTCATAATTGTTAATTTAACTTTTCTCATAATTTTAATTTATTTTTGTTTATTTTTGTTTATTTTTGTTTTCTTAATTATTATTATAATACAAATATATTAAATATATCTCATATATGCAAGTGTTATTAAAAAAAAAGAGGTAAAGGAGAGATTCGAACTCTCGAATAACGGTTTTGCAGACCGCTCCCTTAAACCACTCGGGCACTCTACCTTATTTTATTTAGTTTTTCCAAGAATATAATCAATATTCTCATTTCTTATTTTAATTTTCTCTTCTATTTCTCTTTTTTCCAAGTAGTTATTTATAGTATCGTGGTATTTTATCTCCATATCCGTAGAATTACCATATCCACAAATATAGAAATCTTTAATATACTCTTCTTTTCCCATTAGTTAATTTTATTTTTTTTACTTAAATCAAATATAAATGAATAACCAGCTTTACATAATTTTGCAAATGTTTTAAAATCCATATCTGAATTATCAAATGTGTTTACTTCTATTATATCACCTTCTAGGTCTATTTTAATATAACCAGCTTTTCCATTTAATTTCATTCCATTTTTGTTTTTAAATTGTTCTTTTATTTGATACATATTTTTAATTTATTTTTATAGTTTATATATTAATTTATCACTCCCCCTTTTTTAGTATTTGTATTTATTAACTTCTTGCTCTCTTTTAATTTTACAAGAGCTTCTTCTAACTCCATACTTATTATATTTACTTTTTGATTTAAAACAATTATCGTAATATCGATTAGGATTAATTACATTTCTACATTCTAAAAATTTACCATCTATACATTTCATTCTAGTTTCATATCTTATTTTATCCCCAAACTCTTCTCCATCTTTTAATGGTGGGTGAATTTTATCTATATCAATATCACATTTATCACAATCTTCATTATCATTACACCCACATTTATAAACATTAATATTTTTATTATTATTAATAGTTTTATTATCATTATTATAATTATAATTATAATTATTTGTGATTATATCACCATTATCTATATCATTAATCCTATTAAGTATTTCAACTAATACATTAGTTATACCAATTAAATTATTATTATTTATCTCACTTACCTCAGTTATTATTTCCATTAACTTAACATTATTAATGTCTATACTATTGTTTATCAATTCTAATATATCTGTTTGGTTAGATAGTAATTCATCAGATGTGTCTGAACAAACTGATAAACTACCATCCTCACAAAGTATTATATTTTTAAAATAATCATATTGGTTATTTGGTTTAATCTTCATTCTCTTTCTTTAATTTTTTATAGCCAACTTCATTATAATATCTATAATTTTTTCTTGACTTTTCTTTACACGAGCGACAACAGTATTTTTTATCGCTTCTACTTAAGTAGAATTCATTTTCACAATTTTTATATTTGCAAATTTTTGTTCCTTTTGTTCCTTTTTTCATATTTATTTTCCCTCTATTATTTTTATAGAATCAACTCTCTCGCTCATTTTGGTAGCTTCTAAGCGTTCTATTTTTCTTTCTAATGTATCACGTTCATTCATCAAATCTTTTATACTCTCGGCTTCAAATGTTACTATAATTGAATATATTGCAATTAATACAAATATAGTAATTCCTAGTATTTTATTACTGTAGTCTTTCTTTTTCATTTATTTAACTTTTTTATTTTTTAATTTTCTCATATATGTATATGCTGATGTGTTTGAATAAAAAATCCATATATCCTTTTTTAATAAAGACTCTAATGATTCTCGAATCTCTTTGTTTATATACAAGTCTTTTATGTGTAAATGTAACTCCGATGATTTAAATATAATTATATCCAAATCCTTATTATTATTAATTGCAGTTAAACTCATTATTGGTAATGATTCACGTGTGAAGTAAACCTTAGTGTCGAATAATTCTCTCATTGTTTTCATATTTGTTGTTTGTTTTTATACTCTATATATTAAGTTATCACTTCCCCCTTTATTATTATATTCAAATATACTAAGAAAGTTTAAATATTCCTAATTATTTAAGATATATTTTATATTTTCATTACGATTATGTATATTAATTAAAATTAATTGTTCATCAATATCTAAATTATCTAAATTATTTAAATCATATGGTAAATTATTATTATCACAATATAAAGTTTCCAAACATTTTAACTCGGATAAGTCTGGTAGAGCTATGAGATTATTATTACTACAATATAAAGTTTTCAAACCTTTTAACTCGGATAAGTCTGGTAAAGTTCTAAGTTTATTATTGTTACAATATAAATATTCCAAACATTTTAAGTCGGATAAGTCTGGTAGAGCTATGAGATTATTATTACTACAATATAAAGTTTCCAAACTTTGTAATAGGGATAAGTCTGGTAAAGTTCTAAGCTTATTGTTGTTACAACATAAACTTTCCAAATATTTAAATTCTTTTATTCCATCTAAATCAGATAACTCATTATATGAACAATCCAATCTAGTAATACTAGTTGATAATTTTTCTCGTTTTATATATTCTTTAAATGTCATATTTGTTGATTATTTTTATACTCTATATATAAAGTTTATCACTCCCCCTTTATTATTATATTCAAATATACTAAGAAAGTTTAATATAACAAAGAAAAAGTTTATATAACAATAAACCCTGCTAGATATAGCAGGGTTTATGTATAAAAATTAAATCGTCAAATACGAAAACCAAATCGTCTTCAATGTTATATATAAAATTACTTCGCCCCCCTATTCATTTTTCGCCTTTCTTTTCTATTTAATTTATTTACTGTGGTTCTAGAGTCTTTATTTTTTTTAAATAAATCGAATGTATATTCATTTACCATTTTCAATCCATCATCTGTTATAATTAAGAACTTACGATTATCAGCTAAAGATGAATTGTAATACTCCTTTGAAAGTTGGTAATCAATTCCTTCAATGTTTAATTGAAAGTAATCATCTTTATTTTGGTAATTATCATCACTCATATAACCATCCCTTATATATACATACCCATCAGTATCTAAGTAACTATTTATATAGTTTCTATCTTCACTATTATCACTATTATATTCCAAATCCATTTTTCTTTATTTTATTTTTTATTTTATTAATATTATTAATAGTGAAACCAGTTATAACTGATATATCTTTTGTCTTAGTTGTTCCACTCATCATTATATTCATTATAATTTGTTCTCTATTATTTTTTCTTCCATCCTTTTTTTCATCAAATATATATGTACTTATATCATTATCATTATCATTATCATTTATAATTACATCATTATCATTTATATTTTTGGTCTTACTTACAACAAATTTTGAATTTTCTCCAAATATATCAATCATTCTATCAGTTATCATTTTTTCGATATAAGTAGTATTATTATAATTAGTGAAGTAAATAGCATCGTGTGTTGTAAAGTTGTAACAAATAGGTTCTATATCAACAAATACTGATGCTTCATAATTCATTATTGAACTTGCGAATTTCTTTTTACCAATTTCATTTTTCTCATTTATAATTATATTATATTCATTTTTATATAGATTCTCAAATGCCTTTGTTAAGAAAGGGTTATTATTATCACCAAATAATATAGATGCACATACCATAACTTTTATATCATCTCTTTTATTAAAATAGAAACTCTTTTTTTCCTTATAATAATACCATTCTTTACCACCAATTCTTTTTACCTCTTCCATTATTTTTTCATAAAATACACCAGAACCACAATCATTTAAAAAATCTGAGTTTATATTATTTTCAACATATATTTTATTAGCCAATAAACAAGGTGCTGCATTCTTCAAATCAACTTCGTGGAAGTATTCCCTTTTACCATTTATATCCATATACAATGATTCTCTACTTTCTTTACTAAGTTCGGTAAATGATGAAAATACACGGTCACAATTAATAGCTTTATTAATATACCTTTTATGATTTAAAAATCTGTTTATAGCGTATAATCTCATACACATTATGTGTGCGTAATTATAATGAACACCAAGACTATTTATAGCCTTTCTAAGCGTACTTCTATGATTTCTGTATATAGCTAATGGTACATCAATTTTTGCTTCTAAAAGTGTATAACTTCTGATTGGGTCAAGCTTATAATCTGATTGGGATATATACTCATTTGATGTGAATTCATTATCAATTATTATATCATCTTTCTTATCACCAATGAATATAACCGAAAAACTATCAGATGTTTTAGTTAATATGTATGTTTTTGTTTTACTGTGCTCAATACTATGAGGTATCACATAATCAATTATTCCAACTATTTTTAAAAAATCAATATATCTTTTGTAATTTGATGTCTTATTATGTAAGTATTGAGAGTAATGATATTCATTAATTATTAAAAACTTAATTATATCCAATAAAATCAAAATGTCAATCTCGTTATCAAAGTTATTATATTCTTTCTTCTTTATATTTTTTGTGATTGAAACGATATAGTCAGTTGGTATTATATATAGTTCATTTGTTGAATGTGTGATTGAATCAACTAATTCGCCAGAAACTTCTTTTTCCTCAAATGAACTTGATTTAAACTTAATTGTTCTTATTTGCATTTTCTTATTTAATTTTTATAAAGTATATATAAAGTTAGCAATCCCCCTTTGTTGTTTATAAGGAAAAATATATAAAAAGTTTTAAAAAACACACAAATAATATAAAACAAGAATCAATTTAATTAATCAATTATTTAATTCATTATATTCTTTTTTTTATTCATTATATTTCTTTAATTAATACTAACCCTTCTTATATTTGCCAAAGTAGGGCACAATTTTTATAACTACCTAATAATCAATACATTACCTCCATTTAATGATAGAGCTCCTAGACACCCTCAAGGTGGTGAAGGAGTGATTTATA